GCGGTTTAAGAACTAGAAGCATCGGATTGACCTAGTTACCCTTAAAGCGTAGCTCTGTTATCTCATGGCAGAAACTCCAGACGATCATCATGAAAAGGAAGGCATCTCAATGGCGGATGTCGTCAAGGCTCTTGTCTTGGCTTGGAGTGCCGCACTGCTGACTGCTTCCTATCTTGGGATCTTCCCTCAAATGAAGATGGATAATACTTTCGTTGCCAGTTTGCTGACTGGGGCGATGGCTTCGTTTGGCATTGAGCGGAAGTCCAATAGCAATGGAAATAAGAAGCCGACTATCGTGGACAACAAAGACACCAAGGCTGGCATCAAATGATCCGCACATTTTTGGTATTAGGCGTCACACTGGCCTCAACTTTGCCAGCTCGTGCTGATCTGACCCACAAAATTATGTCATCAGTTTCACTGCAAGTGGGTGGTGCGGTGACAACTGCAGAACGCATTGGTTCGTCATTCTCAATTAGTGGTTCAAACATTGACACCACTGATGGCACCACCGCTAACACTGTTTCGGCTGGAACAATCACCAGCGGTGTTTACTCTCCAGGAACAATCGCAGCTACTCAAGACACTGCAGGTGAGGCATTCTCGTTTAGCCAGAGCTACACCCAAGCCGATGCCGTCCCAACATCAGCAATAACCACAGGCGAAGTCGCAAACTTCAGCAGCATCGTCTCTACTGCTGCTGGTACTGCAGGAACTCTGGCAGGTGTCATCAACGCAGATCACACGATGACAATCACGGCAGGCGGAGCAAATACTTTGGCGATAGGACAGCTGACATCAGAACTTACAATTAAATGATGTGGACAGCCTTCTGGATTGCTTACGGTTATCTGTGGCTTTTTTGGCTTGCATTACCAGAGGCTAAATCTATACCTGTGGTGCCAAATTTTCAGCAGGGAACTTTAAAGTCAACAACGACCACAAAGACAAAGGTTAACGAAGTGATCAATTCATATCGCTATAGAACTGGTTACGAATACACAGTGACAGGCACCAATGTTAAACCAAACGCAGCGATTGCTCCGATGAATTTGGTTACAACAACGAACACATTGAACGGTGTTTCTAGTGTTTGGCGTGGCCTTGATCCTACGTCAAAGCCATCATGGAGCATTGTTAATGAAGCGGCTTCGTTCTCTTTCTCCGAAACGCTTCAAGGCCCTGGGCTTACCGAGCACACGATTATTAATCGTGAAACTGACGTTGAATCAATCACGGAGACGCTAAGCACCTTCACCCAATGAAGCGAGTCCTAGCAACGCTTTTGCTGCTTACCGCTCCAGCACAAGCACAAGTTTCGAGCACCGCCGCTCCAATCGCAAACAGTAGTGGTTCAGTTACCAACCAAGCGGTGCAAGTCGTACCGTCAGCCCAGTTCACCAATAATTACGGCAGTGGCATCAGCTGCCAAGGCGCAACGCTAAACATCAACCCGTTCCTTAGCTCTACGACCAGCTGGGCTGATCCATATGAATCGCATTACAACGAGCCTGTTTATGACACCCTCGATCTCACTGGCGCGACAGATCCGGAGGGCAATCCCATCCCCGATGGCAGGCCAGATAATCCGGGCTCTATCCTTTTTTATAAACCTGTTCGCACAGGCCAAAAAACTAACTTCTCAATCAACGGCGGAATCACTGCCACCTTCTCCATCCCATTAGATCGACACCACGTCAGAACTTGCCGCAAGGCAGCAGAAAAGCAGGTGGCATTGCTAGACGCCAAGCTTGCCAATGAGCGGATGGTCTACGAGATTAAACGCCTCAAAAATTGCGCTGACCTCATCAGAGATGGAGTCATGTTTCACCCTGACTCACCTTTCTCAGCAATCTGCGCTGATGTTGTCGTGACTAATCCGCCGCCAGAAATACCGCCCCACACACACAAAATTATTTACGCAAAGCCCGCTGATACTTCTGGCGCTGCGAAACAGACTCAACAACCACCTTCTTCCCCAGCTTCTCCTTGATCTTCTTAATCGTCTTTTTGACGATGGGCTTGACCGCCTTGAGCAAAATGTCGCCTAACGGTTTGACGAAGATGGCAACCGTCGTGGCAATCGCCACAGTCGTTGCAGTCGTCGCCACAGCAGGCGCACCAGGAAGATAATTGCCGATGATCGTTGGTACGTCCAGTTGCTCATAGATCGTCTCGCATTCACCGTCGATCCTTTCGTAACCAATGATGACGGCGGTTTGCGATTTGTTCTTTGCACCTAAAGGAATTGCGTCAGGTGGAGGGCACGGTAATTCCGTGGCTACGTTTGGAACGTCGAGGTCGGCACTCGACGGGGAGGTGATGCGGTCCGGCTGACTTGGTTCATCAGCCGGTTTTTTTGTGTTTGGATCGATCGTTGGTGGCTTTGCTCTGCTGTACGTCAGCGTGCCGGGCGTAAAATCCAGCGGCTTGTATGAAGGCATTTCCGCCCCACAGACCACCAAGTTGCCACGTGGGTCATCGGTGTAAACCTGTTCATTTCCAGCCGCCGAACTTCGCGTCTCCACGCAGCCTGGAATATCCGCCACTGGAAATCCAAGTTGCAACGTGATGGGTGGCTCATTTGGAATACTCTGTGGTGGCAGTGAACGCCATTCAAGAATCTCTGGAATGGAGATCTGTTGAACCCCAATTTCAGGAATCTCAGGCATGAAGTCAGAACGATTTACAGCAGGTCAGCTGTGGATTGAGCGTAACCGCAGAAGAGAAGGACCGCCTGTTGTATATACCGTGTTATGTGGAAAAACTGCCAGACCATTTACCGATCCAAAAGCAATCCTTCGCTTCGTGAAATGGCCGAAGGGTACGCCAACTGGTGACGCCTTACGCGAATGGCTCGCGTCGTTTGAGCAAAAACCAGCAGCACCCGCGCCAGAACTTGATATGGCAAAAATCAAGGCTGAAGGCTTCGGGCCTGAAGCTCATGACGACGATCCAACCGCTAACACTAAAATGGTGACTTGATTGGCAGTGCTGGACCCGTAGTTGTCGGCAGTTCTGGCAATGCCTCATCAATTTGACCAGGCATCATGTCAGTGACCAGCTTGGTCATTTCTAGCGTCAACTCGCTCATGTAATACTTCGTGAGCGATGGAATGCGCGTGTAGAGAAGCACCGTTCCAATCACCATCCCCGCAGACATCGTGAACGCTGCGACGGACATCACGTTGAAAAGTTTCTGCATGGCAAGAAAAAACCCCTTCTGCTGTGTGAGAACCAGAAGGGGTGTATGAGCAACCTAGCTTAGGCTAATCAAAAGTTCCACTTAGCGCCAATTTTGGTGCCGATGGCAGGATCATCCTCAGCCGTAATAAAACTCAGCTCTCCATATACGCTGAAGTTTTCCGTGGCCTGCACACTGCCACCGATTTTGCCGGACAGTTCAATTTCAGCATCTGCACCGTCAGGAGACACGATCGCAGGCCCTCCCTGCAGGTAAAAGCCATAGATGCCGTCACCACCTTCATATCCAATATGGATGTCAGTGGTCGAACCGAGGTAGCCGTCTTGGTAACCGGCGTTATTCTCCACGTTCGCGTAGGGTGACGCGAGAGCAGGAGATGCCAGCGCAGCTGCTGAAACGGCGACACCACTCGCAATGAGAGTTTTGATCATTGGGGAAAGAGTTAACGCTTACCTTGGCCACGGTACTTCTTTCGCCCTTTTTTTGGGCGTGAGTGTTGACCATTTCCTTGTTTGGTTCGTTTGGGTTTACCAACAACAAACTCGTTGCCACTAAGTGACTTCGCCATCAGATTCCGTCAGTCGTTTCAAGCAGCGAGTACTTGTCAGCAAGACCAGTAAAAAGTCCGTGCTGTGGATGACTGATCTGATCACGGCCATCAAGGAAGAACAATTCCTCCAACCACAGCGTTCTTGCCGCCATCGCTTGCACGTCCTCAGCGCCAGGCTTGCCAGCAATCATCGGGTCAGGTCTCTGCATTGTCAGGATCAGGAGTCCACACGTTATAGCTGCCACCTGAAAGGTATTCTTCCAACGCTTGAACTCTGCCAAAGTCGGCGTGGGGCGACGTGTCGCCAACGCTTGCGGTGTCCTCAATCTTTGTGACCATCGCTTCGCACTCAGTCCTTATGGTGGCTCGCCAAGTGCTCCAGGGCGAAGACGCATAAGCGGTTTTGGCTGCGGAAAAGCTGCTGTTCTCTTCCTGCATCTTGGGCCACAAGTAATCAGAAGGCCGCAGCAGGTCGTAGGCCCTCTCTTTCGTGATACTGATCCACTGTGCCTTAAGTCCTGCGTAAGCCTGGGGAATCAAGTTGCCGTCAGCGTCATAGCCCCAATAGAAAGTCTTATTCCACGTTCGGGCATCATCCTCGACCCAGGAGATCCCAAGCTCTGCACGTTCTTGTGACGTGCTTTGCCGCAGCCAATTCGCTGGGTACTGAATATCGTTGTGCTCCCAAGGCACATCCAGCTGTAGTACGCGGTCGCCAAGTTGGTAAGGCATGAATCTGGGGCGATAAATCGATGTTACCGCGCACGGGCGGTTTTGAATGGGTGTTCAGCTATCGCAAAAAACACATAAAGCCTGCCAGGGTCGCCCAAGGGAGAGCTGTTTGGATGTCGGATTTTGAATCCATTTGAAAGTATGTCTACAGCCGCTTGCGTAGCGGAATAGTAGTTGTCTTCACCATTGTTAACGTTTGCGGCGATTGTATTTCCATCTGAAGGATTATTAAATGGCGATCTAGCAGTGTCCTTGATAATCCAGTCACCAGAGCCCGAACTGGATGAAATGTTTCTGGCACACTTTGCAAAAATAAAAGCTGGCCTAAAACCGCAATATACAAATGCGCCTATAGAGCTTGAAGGGTTAGTGAAAGAGCCGACGGCGCTAAATCCTGGGATAGGCGTGAAGCAATACATGACATAATCATCATCTTCTTTGTTAATATCGTCGCTGGTGCCAATAGAAATTACAGAGCTAGTTGGATGGGTGTTTTGAAAAAATACTGAGCTAGTGCTTTCTGCATTTGCATTATTAAGCTTTAGGCGATTATTAGCGCCAAGTGCTTTGTGATATACAATCCAATCTCGGTTGCCTGACGTGTCTTCAAGATTGCGCCCGAAAAAGAATTCAGGCGCAGCATTCAAACCGTGGCCTACGGTTGCATTAGACCCTGTGCCGATATATTTAATTATGCTTATTCCGTTAGCTGTAGAAGCTCGTAGACCTGTTGGCGTTATGCTGCCGTCGCTGTTGTTAGTTACTGTTGTCGTTCCAGCGTCCCATGCATAACCCACATATGATCCATTAGTGTCATTTACAGCGTTGTCCGAGTCAAGCGTAAAGCCTGTTGAATCAAACGAGGTCAAGCGACCATCACTCAGTTGTTGATTAGTTAAATCGGCGAATATTGGCTTGCTAGCTCCTCTAACAATATCAAAAATGTTATGAGACCTAGTTGCGTCTCTTTGCTTTATCCATGCAATATCAGGGCTAAAGCTATAGCTTGTAATACTCCTAGATGAGCCAGTGCCTGTCCACAGTTTTACATCCATCGCCGTCGAACCATCGGCAATTGTTGGATCCGTCAAATTTTGTGTGCAGAGTGATTTATGACCCGAGGGAGGAGAATAAGTAAACGGTGCAGCTCCAAAATTCCAAGTTGACTTAAAGGATCTGGAGCCGCCTCCGCCGTCTGACCCGTAGCCAAAGAAATACTCGTTGGCAACGATAGTTGTTGCACTAGCGATAGCTGTGCCGTTCTTGAAAAATTGGATAGTTTTTGTTGAGCTATCCATGTCAACAGCAATGCCAATAATGTCATCGTTTGTCCATGAGCCTGTGCCATAAGACTGATGTATTCCGTCTGGGCTATACAGGTGCCCGGTTGGCCTTAAGGCGTAATGACCGCTGGTTGAGTAATAACCTGTTGACTCTACAGGGAATATACCGATCGCAAAATCCACATCACCATCGGAGGCGGCAGTTGTTTGAACTTCTGCGTACCATTTGCCGGTTTTGAACCCGATAGATGACAATATGCGGCCTCTACTCCCTGACGACGAAGAAGATACTGAATTGTTTCCAGTAACTAAATTCCCGTTTGCAGTGTAATAAACTGAATCGTCTGCTGATACAGGGTTAAATACGCAGTAGTTGCCAAGATTGTTACCGCTATCTGCGTCAGAATTAAGTGGGACATCAATAACACAATCAGTATTAAATGCGCTGCCGTCTACAAGAGCATTGCCATCTACCGTAATTTTTCTCCAATCAACAGCGTTGGTTCCGTCTGTCGTTATATGCCGAACAATAATTCCATGAGTAGTGCCAATCGTTTGGCTGCCAATGTTTACCAGACTGCCATCGCCTGCGCTTGTCGTAACATTAGTGAAACTTGATCCCCCGTCAAGAGAGTAAGAGAATGTGCTGTTAGCTGTATCGCCGTTTCTTAGATGTAGCCCAATAGTGCCAGATATCGCAGTCCCAGGAACAAACTTAATTCCGTGCCCACTTGTGCTTGAGCTAGTAACTCTGCTAGATGTTGATGTATTATCCTCAAACAATTTAGAAGTATCATTGTATGAGCTGTTCAGGCTGCCTAGATAACCGGAGACTCCTCCCGAATACTTAACACCACCATCAGCGGTAAGGTTATGAACACTAAATGTGTTGTCATTGCCGCTGCTATCTGTTCCAAGGGCTGAATTCGATGAATTGTCTGCAAACTTCAAATAAAAACCATTTGACCCATAACTGCCGCCAGAAAACGCCTTTGGGTTCCAGTTATTGTCAGAGTCAGTTTCAGCGAAGTCTGTCGGCGCAAGTGCTTGACCGTCAATCAGCTGCACCTCTGCTAAATACCCATCAAAATAAGTGCTTCCCTGGATTCGCCCAACTTCGTGCGGCTCAGTGCTGTTCCAGCGTAAATCTGCGTTTTGGCCTGGGTAAGTAGCAGAAGCAAAGTCTGTTATTTGTTCGCCGTTTACATAAAGTTTAATTCTGTTTGCCTGTGTTGACTGCGTGGTGTCATACGCCACAACTATGTGATAAAAAGCCCCGTGGTCAACAAAGACCGCATTAGTTCGTAAATCGTGAGTACCTTCACCACGAATCCTGATGTTATTTGGCGACTCGTCAGAAAAGCGGATGAAATCGCCATTGCCTGAAGTTCTTGCGCTAATCCAGCCAACATTGCCCGTTGAAAATTTTCCCCTTTTTACCCAGGCAGAAATAGTTAGGGTCTTAGTGTTACCGGCCGATGATGCAGTCCTGGTCAGGTAACTTGATGCACTTGAGTCAAAGCGCAAACTGCGTGTTACAGAAAACGGTCCAGCGTCTGCTGCTGCTGCAGTTGCGAGCAGTAACGGATTAGCGCTACCAGGAATGCTCATGTCCGCTTCGTATCCAGCACTGCCGTCATCGTAATCCGGCTGGAGCTTTCC